AATCTGCACTCCCTTTATTACTGTGTTTATATACAGTAGTTTCAAATGGAATGCAGATCAATTTGGGTTCGCCTATTAATTTTTAAGGCTGAATGACTGCTGGCTGCTCTGTCACCTCCAGAGAAGCTTCAGAAGCTTTTGTATTCCAGATGCTATCCTCTGGCATGTCGAGTCGAACGTCGATCCAGCTATTGGCAGGAACATCTATAGGAGCCCCTTTTGTTTTAACAATTTCGCCTTCTTCGCTAAGCATGTATTTCCGCTTAAAAAGCCGAATCGTCAGCCCACCGCCTTCTGTCTGCTCAGCTTCAACTACACCCAGTTCCCCCATGCCGCCAGGGTCCATTGGTGGCAATAACTGCCAGCCCTCAGAGGCCAGTCCCGCTGAACCAGTCAGGACATAAACACCAACATCCAGTCTTGAAATCTTGATCCCTTCAGCTTCTTCATTGGCAGTGCCACCTCCACACCAGCTGAAACCGTCAGAATCAATGTCCTCACGCTGGCAGTCCTCACGGGATTTTACAATACGGGCGACAGGGGACGCCGCCTTCAAAGTACCATCACTTGATTTTGTCGTATTACCAGTCGTGTAAGCTTCGTGATAGGCCCATGCGATCCCGCTGTAATATGAAAACCAGGTACGACGTAGAGAGTATGCCTGATGTATTCTGGTTGGCCTGTTGCCCCGATTGAGAATGATGGAAGTTAGTCCCGTATTCGATGTCAGGCCCAACTGAGTCAGACCATCATTTTGATGTGAGGTAAATCCGGTAGGCGTGAACCCGTCCATATTATCGAGGGTTGGACCGTCCCCCTGGATAGCGCCAAGGTTGAATGCGCCTACCTGCATGACGTTTCCTGCGGCTGTTCCAACGTCCTTCGTGGCGCTACTTCCCAAACCGAGGTTTGTGCGAGCGTCAGCGGCATTCGTTGCCCCAGTCCCACCCTGCCCAATCGGGACAGCGCCATTACTTCCTTTCTGCGCCAGTTTACCAATGCCAGGGATAGTTACGGCGGTGCCGTTGATGGTAACGGTGATATTCTGGTTTGCTGAGGTCGTGGCGAACGTCTCCCAGGCGCCGATGTTCTCGTCATACTCGTTGATGAGCTGGGACATGCTCTGCGCCAGGCCGTCGACCGAGAGACTATCAGTAACAAGAATGCCGTACTTCTGGCCGCTGAGCGCTGGGGATGCAGCAGGCGTTACCGTCAGTGACGTCGCACTGTTGATGGCCGTGATCTGAAACATCTGTACCGGGTTAGAAAGTACAAACAACGTCTGGCCAACCCGAATCTGGCTGGCCGGTGCCGTCCAGTTCGTGCCGGTGCCGGTGGCTGTATTTCCGTTAATGGCGATGGTGCCAGTGTTATAAAGCATATTTTCTCCAGGCAATAAAAAACCCCGCCGGAGCGGGGTTTGTTTTGAGACAGAATGAGTTATTGGCAGGTGGTGCTGGTGAACGTGTTGGCGCTTACCCAGGTCCAGTTAAAGGGATAACCGGCGCGGTACTGCGTCTGATTGTTTTGTTTACGGACTCCGTAGATCTGGACGCTGCTTTCCTGCCCGCCGACCAGGGCTGTTCCGGTGCATACGGGTTGCTGCTTCTCAATAACGCCAGCGCAACCGGAGAGCAATACCGCTACCGCCAGGCAAAGAATCATATTTTTCATAGTGGTTATATCCCAGGGCATTCATGAAGCTACACAATAACAATATGAATCAACGGGATATAATTGATTTGATAGATCAATTATTCAAAATTGATCGCTAAAAACGATCAATCATAATTGGCGCAGTTAATGGCCATAATCACGTTCCTCAGATTCGAATACGCGACGTTCTGAAGGTTGCCGCCGGGGGTTGTCTGCGGCCTGGCGAATATTCGCGTATTGCTTCCCTCAAGCTTTGCCATGCTCTTGTATATGGCCGAGTAGGGCTGCGGCTGACCGCCGGCCGATACAACCCCGGTAATTAGCCCCAGCATGGCAGGCATACAGGCCCACTTCCCCGCCAGAGTTGTATTGATGTTGTATCCTGAGCTGGCATCCACCCCGGCGGTACCGAGGGTGACAACATCGCTCAACGTGCGCGTTTCGTTTGTTAAAATCAGCGTCCCTGAAGCATCCCACACAGCCAGCCCGTAGTCTGGCTTTGTCTGCGGGAAAATAGAGAAAAAATAAACGTACGCTGTGCCGGTTGCATTCGGTCTGAGAAAATCAATCGTGATGGTGTTACCGCTTATCGTCTGGGTGATTTCGACCTCAACCGTGCAATGAACGAACGCGACAACAGGCTGACCTGCGGGGAATGTGTGCGTCACTTTGGTATTGAACCCCGATGCTCCCTGAAGTGCCGCTGTCTTTCGCGCCTGTAGAGCGATTGGCGAGCTGTTCGCGGTCACCCATACTTCCCCGCTCGTGGTCGTCAGTAAAACGCCATACTCCGCCATTTATGCCCTCTCGATCTGGAAAATGAGATAAGCCGCTGCCGCAGGCTCAGTCCCTGCTGAGTAGTCGGTATCGCCTGCTGCTGACACTGTTGCTGTTCCCCCCGAAATGGTGATCTTCCTCCGACTCGTACCAAACTGATCGCCGTTCATGCTCTGAAAACAGGTTAGCCTGCAACCCGGTGGAAGCGCTACGGAGTAAGAGCCTGTTTTCTGGTTCTGAGCCAGCTGGAGATAGCCACAAACGCTGACAGGCTTAACGCCATAGTTATTTACATTGCCTGAGGCGTCCCATGTCTGAACACCATATTCCGCCATCCAGTCCTCCTGAAAAAAAAGAGGCCCCGTAAGAGGCCACCCGTTACCATGTTCCCGTGATTCTCCCGATCTGCACCCTCAACACATTCCTGGAGTCCCGCACGCTGATTGTCTGGTTTGTCTGTTTCATGGACCCCTCACCAGCTGTCGAACCGTAGTTCTCAAACGTACCGCCCTTATCCAGCCTCCACCCGACTGAGCCAGCAACATAGTTATTGGACTGGATGTAGTTGCCGATCTTGGCGTTGCTGATGGTGCCATCACCTATCAGTGCGTCTCTGATGAACACCTGCCCGTTCTGAATAACGAACGGAAGCGTAACGGTCGCTCCGGCCTGGTGAGTAACGGCGAAGCGGTCAGCCAGGAAGATAACCTGCGACTGCATGCCGGACGGCGTATTCTCCACGCCGATCCCCATCCCTGCCGCGTAAAGCTGACCATTGCTGGATAACCCGACCTTAATGCTGTACATCGCCTTCAGGTCGCCGTTGACGTTCGCAATGGCCTGCGCGTTGGTGGTGATCGCTGAAGTGTGCCCGTTGATGGTCGCCGTGATGCCGTTTATCTGCGTGGCGGTGGCCTGCTGATAATCGGAGAACGTCTGGTTCAGGCTGTTGATGGATGCCTTGTTGCCGTTCACGTCAGTCTGCAAACTCAGCAGCGAACGCGCCGTTACCTCCTTCTCGTTGACGATCACCTCATCAATGCGGTCCAGCTGAGCGCTGTTACCGGCGACGGATGCAGACAGCGTTTTGCGCGCGGCCACCTGCGCCAGATTGCCCTGAATAATCGCGATGGCGGAGTTCTTCACTCCTCCCGTCATACCGTCCACAGACACGCTGATGTTATCGATGCGCTGGCCCAGCGCGGTATCGGCCGTCGCTACTGTCTGCTCAAGCTCGCTCAGAGAAGAAGACACATTTCCGACCGTGCTCGACAGGTTTGTAACGCTGGTCTGAACTTTCCCGATATCCTGGGCGTTTTTTGCGATTTCCTGCGCCTGTTGCGCCAGTTCGTCGTTGGCCTGTTTAATGTCGTCAGCCATACCAGCAATTTTTTCATTGCTGTCCACCGCGTTCTCGATCAGGTCTTTGAACGTATCGGAGCCTTTCATGTCCTCCAGGATTGCATCGGTGATATCGGATACATCGATGCTGGCCTGCCCGCGCACCCAGTCGGTCCAACCGCTCTGATTCCCGATCCTGTCGACAAGCCGTGCCTGGTACCAGAATTCCTGCCCCGCCTTCAGCCCCATCTGTTGATAAAGTTTCTGCGGATACGGTACAGATGCCAAAAGCATCGGATTCGAACCGTCAGCAGTAATGCTGTATTGCAGCTCAGTGCTCAGGGTGTCGCCGGTATTAGCCGGGAATCCCCAGGTGACGTTGATTCCGAATACGACGTCTTCGGAGGCCTTAAGCCCGACAGGTTTGGGTACCTCACCCGCGCGTCCCTTCAGGTTTGTAAGCGTGGAAGTTGCCCAGAGACTCGATGCACCGCCGGAGTTGATCGCGCGTACACGGACCAGATAATCACCCTCGAAGATGCCAGGCACTTCGATATTGCGAAGACCGGTCTCCGGTACGTTAACCCACTCATTGTCGCCGCGCTTCCACTGCACCCGATAGGCTATGACATCCGCCTGTGGTTTGCCGTTCTTGTCGACCGGCGCATCCCAGGATGCCGTCAGGGTAGCCACTCGCTGCCCCTGGCGCACTGCGTCATAGCTCGATACCGCGATATTGGTCGGCTGGTTAACGAGGCCGGTTGGTATCAGACTGATTGGCGGCGTGTCCAGGCGGGCATTGTTGTCGACCGCATCATATTTTGATGCGTTATATTCGGCCCCGGTGATTGTGAAGGTGTTTTCTTCATCATCAAATCTCAGGTTCGTAACGCGGAAGTATTGCAGGCGTAACTGCCCGGCATCGATGACGAATACAGCATTGGGTAACGGCGCTGCCGTGAAAGGAGTGGCAACCACCAGCTGCGTGCCGTTTACGGCCTGGATCACCCTGCTTTCAACGGTACCGCCCTGTGTGCGGATCATCAGTGTGTCACCCGCAACGGCACTGGTACCCCGATCGGTTGTAACAGCCTTCAACCCGGCGTTATATCCGGTTATACGCCCGCCATAAACACGCCCTGAAAGGCGTTCGTCGGCAAATGCAAACACGGTACCCGGCACGTAGACATAGCCATCAAGCCCGGTCTGTAGCGTAATAATCCGGTCGAGTGAGTTGGAATACACCGCCCACCCGCCACGGCGCTGTGCTTCGCTCTCGCGCGTACAGCCGATTGCGGTGATCTGCGTCTGCTTAAACTTGAACTGCTTAACCAGGTCCGGGAACATCACCGCTGTTGTGCGGTCCTGATAGTGATTGTCAGGGTCGCTGAAGTTAATCAGCGCGCTGGAGAAGCGGGTCTTTTCACTGCCGCTCGAGTAAACCGGTTTGCCCACCACCGAAGCGCGGGTAAGGATTTGCAGCTTCGACGTATCCGCCGGCATGTCTGAGACAACATTGAACATGTTGTTGCCCCAGAACGTCATGCCATTGAACCCTGCGGCGATGTCTTTGATTACCTGCCACGCATCAGCCTGCGACTGGATGTAGACATCAAACATGAAGCGCGGCTCGGTACCGTCGCCACCCTTCCCGTCAGGTACTTTCTGATCGCAACGCTGGGCAATACGGTAAAGCTCCCACTTATCCAGCATCTGAGCCGTGACGCGTCGGCCAAGTCCGAAACGCGGCTCAGTGAGCACATCGAACCAGATCCATGCTGGGTTATTCGTCCAGCCCCACTTAAACGTCCCGTCCCATGTGCCGCTATAGGTTCGGGCTATCGGATCGTAATTCGAAGGGATGCGGATAATGCGCCCCTTAGGTTTACAGGAAACCTTCGGGATATTATTGAACGATTTGGCGTTGAACGACACATACAGCAACGCCGTGTGGGGATAACGCAGGCGCGCATCAATAACCTCAGTGATCGCCTGTACCTGCGTTTTGTTCTGCAACATCTGACTGGTGCTGTCATCAGTGTCACGCACCACGCGAATCTGCCAGCCAGTGCTGGCTTTGGGAAGATTAATACGGTGGGTTAGTTCATAGAGCGAACTGAGTTTCTCTGTCACGGTCCTTGTCATGACCGTGGAGAACGCACCACCATCTACAGCAAGATCGATATGGTACTTTACGGTAGTGCCGACAATATCCCCGTCGTTTTCCTGTTGCTGCAAACCCGGGATACCAATGCGAACGAGCACTGCGTCAATCTGGGTGTTGCTCAGCGCGCGCGTCCAGGGCGTGGCTTTTGTCAGCGATACGCCAACCGTAGTTTCGTTCTCCACTGCGGGAAAACCCGGAATCGGCGTCTGGGTCTGTGTTCCCGGCCGAAATTCCCAGGAAACGTTTTCAAAGTTCATCGTTCCGTCGGCGTTTCCCAGCGGCGTACCGTCCAGGAAAATGCTGGTCGCATCCAGACCACCAGCAAACTCACCTTCCCCGAGCGCCAGCAGCATGCGGCAGCGCGCCATTGACTGCGCCGAATCAGGCTGTTCTACAGGTGTGTGCTGCTTCTGGCTGCCACCCTTTGCACCAGTGATCGCTTCCATATTACATCCATAAAAAAAGCACCCGACTAGGTGCTTGATATTCAGAAAGGAGTTATCAGATGTCTTCGGCGACTATGCCAGCGCTGATGATGGCGCCGCCAATCTCACGGACGCCATAGAGAAGCGCGACCGGGTTTCCCATCGCAAGGGTATTCACTGAACCACCAAAGGCATAAGAGGGTTTATTGTCAGGGTCGTCTCGCCCCTGTAAGCCTTTGGGCTGGGGCGAAAGCATCTGGTAAATACCGCCGGCCATCATTGACGCGCCCGACATGATAAGTCCGGCCCCAAATGTCAAACCTGCGCCCGTCCAGCCGGTAGCCACTCCAGTAATAACACCAGCAACAACCATTACGGCGCCGAGGATTGTCTGGAACATGCCGGCCTTCTTAGCCCCTTCCATAACTGGCGCTATGCGAATATCGCTATCGCCTGCCAGCTCCTGGAAGTCCTGCACGCCTATGTTGCGCTTACCGCGAAACACCGCGAAGGTCATGCCATTTTTTTTTGCATTCATCAGATAGTCTTCCAGCCCGTCGAAGTTGATACACAGGGCTTTGACCGCTTCGGCAGATGTCTGCACTGCCAGTTTATGCACGCGCCCGAACCGGGCGCCCAGTGCGCCATACAAACGAATAGTGGTTAAACGCGCCATGGCTTTATCTCCTTTGGCAGGTCCTTGTGACGAACGCAGATCATCGTGCGGTCTTTGAAATAGCCTCGGGCATACGGGGTGATACATGAAGGCTGGCCGTAAAGGTGATGGAGCAGTTCACCTTCTTCAGTGATGATGCCCGCATGGTTCCACTTATCCGAATCAACCTGCATGATGACCATGCAGCCTGGTGCCGGATCGCACTCGACGAATCCTTCCCGTTCCCAGTTATCAAAATAGAGGTTGTCCGGGTACTGGCTTTCCCACCACGGGTAATCGACGCGAAAATCGTTCAGCGTGACGCCCTGAATGGCGTGCCAGTCCATAATCAGCCCCCAGCAGTCATTCGAGCCCAGGATAAACGGACGCCCAATAAGCGGCACCGCCTCCGGCATTATCTCGGCGTATTCATCGCTATCAGGTGAGTAAATACCCCAGATCACGCCGGAGTTGTTGCACTGCTGGCGGTCCAGATCGGACGGAATAGGCCGGGCACCGTCGCCCGGGTGGGAGTGGATGACGCGAATAATCGTCCCGATATCTTCGGCGTTAGCCCAGTGCTCGCCGTCGATGCGAAAATGCTCTGTCGGATTTTCGTGCGTATTCGGCACGGGAATGTAGCGCTGGCGACGGCCAGACTGAATAACGAAGCCACAGCACTCACGCGGGGATTCCTCCAGTGCATGCGCCCGGATAGCTGCCATTATGGTTTTATTCATTGGTACGTCCGGTTATCGGATAAAGAGAACGGTTGCCGGGAAGCCACCAAAATCGAGGATTGCCGCGTCAGGGTCTGCCAGGCCAGCGCCAAATCGTTTACGGCAGTCACTGAGGCAACCGCCACACACATCAAGGGCAGGATCTGATACTGGGTTTCCTTTAGCGTCGAAATACGCAGTGCCGTTATAGGTGCATCCATCGCCGCTGCGATACTGACCGCGCAGCGCCCATTCACAAAGCGATGTGATCTGTCGGGTGGGGATCACAAGGCTCTGCAAATCGGCTGGGCTGCTGAGTGCCCAGGTAACCACCTCATCATCTTCGGAGGTTTTGGTGTCAAGCCAGAAGGTCTGAAGTGTGAACATTGACGAATCAGCTGTAGGGTTTACGCCACCAGGGTAATTTACGGCATCGAGATAGACCGCATAGGTATCGATAATGCTCACTTTTGCGTTAACCATGTCCTTAAATTGCAGGCACAGCGCAGTGATATGGCCGTCAAGGTTTGAGACGCTGAGAGTGGGCTCCGCCGCCTGGTCTGTTGATAGCTCCAGGCCTGAAACCTGAAACGGCCAAAAATCGTAGATATTGCCACCGAAGACGATTGGCTTGGGTCCAAGCCTTTCTTCATCTCCATTGGCAGCATCAATTTCTTCCGGTGTATGGGGGAAAGGTGCGTAGTGGAATCGGTGGATCCCGCCACTGAACTCTGAGGCGTCAACTTCAACCAGGCGGACCCTGCCACCCGGCGCCAGCATAGCCGCCTGATCGACTAATGCCATTATGCGTACACTCCGTAAGCCCGTTTGATGGTGAACGTCAACTCAGCATATTTGCTGCTGATCTGCGTTTTACGAACCGAATCGGCTACGACGCGGTAAAGCCCCTTTTCTTCACCTGGCGGCGTAATGATGAAAGCCTTCACGGTATGAGCAAGGAGGAAATCACGAATCCTGTCCACTTCCGACTCGGTGCCTGTGTGCTTCATAGGCACCTGAATAGCCGTGGAGTTAATCCCGCTATCGGCCACCTGCTCATAGCCATCACCGAACTGCGCCGCGCGTACTGCCTGGCTATATTCAATCGCGCCAGCACCGAGCTGCGAGCGCCAGCTGTATGTATCAACTGCCATAATTGCTCCATAAAAAAAGCCCCGCATGTGCGAGGCTTAATACTGGTTGAAAGCATGGGAGGGAAAGTTATCAGACCATTTTGACTTAACTTCCATTCATTTCTACAAGCCGGTAATCAGTCTTCCCATCCTTGTCTTCAATACATTCGGCCCTGAATTTCTGCTCAAGACCAAATTTATTTTTGGCGCTAAACTCCTGCGTGGCGTAAAACTTACCGTCGTCACCGAGCCATCTGTTCGAGCCAAACACCGACATATCCAGGGTGCTTTTGTTAATGACTGACATCCTTACGTAAGCTTCACAGGCATCGCGAAGCTCATCCAGTTTTTTATCCGTAAGTTCCTTGGCTTCTTTTTGCTTCTTTTCTTGTTCTGAAGGTTTGTTAACCAGCGCTGCAACAATAATCACTACAACCAGAAGCAGTAACAGTCCAATGGTTCTTAAGATCTTCTTAAAGATTTTTTTTAACACAATCATCCCCTGATTCTTATGATTTTCATCATATTAACCAGGGGGTGACGTAAACACTACCTGCCTTTACTGAAGTTGTAGATCATGCCGCCCGGCTTAAGGTGTTTTTGTACTACCTGAAGGGCAGCATTCTGCATTTCATCGGCGAGCGCGCGCCCCATAGCATCACCTGAGCTGGAAGACTGAACAGTTGCAGAACCACCAGCATCAACGTTAACGGTGGTATTAATAACCGGAGCCATACCGCCACTGCCCTGGGCGCGTACGCCCAACCGCCCGGCAGAATCCCGAGTAAGTGGCATGATTGCTTCAGCGCCGGCCTCTGCGAATACACCGCCCTTCGAAAACTTCGATGCGCCCTGGAAAGTAAAATACTGGGGAGAGTCGTATACCCCATTAACGTACTTACTGAGCCCGGGCGAATCATAAACACCGCCTTTAGCGTTAAAAGTTAGGCCAGCGGCAGCGTTCGCGTAAGATCCCCCTGGCGTGCTCCCGCCTTTGCTGCCACCGCTTATCCAGCCCATCGCGGCCTGTACTGTATAGGCCACTATAAGTTGGTTGGTTATCTCGAGGATCATCTTGAGCATAGATTTGCCGAACTCTTTAACTGACGCGGTGCCAGTTGTCATAAGCTCAGTCAGCATGTTGCTCAAGCCGGTCAGCGTGGAGCTGGCGACGTTCTTCACGGCATCATAGGTATTCGTGGCGGCGTCAAGATATTCATTCCAGCCAGCAACAGCCCCTGCCTTCCAGTCGCCCCGTAATTTGTCCTCTTCGGCATAATATTTCCTGAGAGCTGCCAGTTCTTTTTCATACCCGGCATCCTCAAGCTTACCGCCACCGTTGAGCCAGCCCTGGCGAAGCTGCGCCTCTTCCATCATGCGCTGTGTTTGCCGACTGCTGAGGCCTGCACTTTCGCGCAAGGCATCGGTCTTTTCCGACATCTGCGTGACGTATTTATTGGCCTGCTGCGCCAGGCCATTAATTTTCTGCTGCGCCTCTACTTCCTTGTTCTTCTGATCAACCACCTTGGCGGCGTTCAGAATCGCCTCACGGCTCGACAGTAAAGATTTTTCCTGAGCAGTCAGCGAGCGGGTTTTGGCTGCCTCATCCAATTCAGCAAACCGAGATTGCTGTTTACTGAACTCGGTATTTTTAGCGTGGGTTTCGCCAGTTTGTCGGAGGGTCTCGAGCGTTTCAGTTAACGTTCTGGCCTGGGCGCGGTAGTTTTCCAGGGTGCGATCGCCAGCTTCCAGAGTGGCTTTCGCCTCTTTGGTCTTTTTGGCTGAGTCCTGAGCAAGCTTCGAGACTGCATCTCTCGATTCGCGACTTGTTCCCCCTTCACCTGTCACTGCTGAGCCGCGAGCCTCACGTTCATATTTAGCCTGCGCGTTAGGATCGGTTACTCGTTTCCAGAGTTCGTTATAGCGTTTTTTATTCGCCTCAATTTCTTTGTCCGCTTCAGCCCCGGCCTTCTTCATGGCTTCTACATCCATGCCAAGAAAATTAGCCAGCGCCCCGCCACCAGGGATTTTTTCAGCCCAGCCAGCAATTGTGCCGGTGAATTTGGCGTCCAGTGAAGTAATGTTGAGGAAGAGGTCTTTAATCGAAGCTTTAACAAGTTCGAAGATATCGATGATCTGGTTTCCCCAGGCGCGCACGGTAACACCTATCTCACCAAAGGTGTCAGAAGCGCTCTTCTTCAGGCTTTCCCACGTTCGACCGATATTATCGGTCGCGTTGTTGGTCTCCTCTGCGCGTTTTGCCATGACGCCAGCAAACAAGTTAATGGCTTCAGTAACAGCCGCTTGCTCACCCTTCTGCTTACGAAGCTGGATGATGTGCTTGATCATGGCCTCATCAACGAAACCATATTGCTCATTGAGGTTGGCCAGCCCTTTAACCGGGTCGCTGACAATCTTGCCGAAGTCGGCCATTGCCGTTTTGGTATCGTTTCCGGCCTTACCCATGAGGGTGATGGTCGTTGCGATCTGCTTCATCTGGCTGGCGGTATATTTACCAGTATCGTTCAGCGTAACCAGCGTATCGACGGTGGAACTGATCGATGTATTCATCTTGCCGGCCACCTCCTCAGCGGCTTCGTTGAGCTGCTGCATTGAAGCAAAGCCAGCACCTCCCATCATGATGACCGAGCGAGCTACCTGGTCGAATTGCTCTGATGAATTGTATGCCGCGGCAGCCAGCAGGCCGATCGTACCAATCAGACCACCAAGTGCGATCGTGGTTGGGTTAATCATCCCAGCCATACTGCGGATGTATTCGCCGACACCGGACAGCGCCCCCTGAACCGATCCGAACTGGTCTTTAATCTGCCCGCCCTGTTGCAGCAGGATCAGGAACGGAGACTGACCGCCAGCCAGCTGCGTAGCGATATCCGTGAACTGTGCCGGAAGCGTACGCATCGCTGCGCTGTACTGGCCAACGGAGATTCCAGCGCGCCGGGCAGCAGCTTCCTGCCGGGATAGCGCCTCTGGCAGTACGTCAGCGACACCAGAGAGGCGCTCACGCGTCTGGTTAAGGATTGTGTTGAAGTGCTCGAACTGCGCGCCGTTAATGCGCCCTGCTTCGAAATGGGCTACCAGCTGTGCGTGTTGCTCATCCAGTGAATTAAACGCACGGATTGTCGGGTCGATGGAACCCAGCAGGTTCTTTAACGCTGCGGACTGCTTCTCTGCTGCCTGGGTAGCGGCTAATTCGGCCTGAGCGCGCGCCGCGGCTTCTCCGGTGTCGGTCAGCTTGAGACGGGTGTCGTCCAGGATTTTGTTGTAAGCCTGAAAGGTCTCGGTATCCAGGAAACCTTTGGCCTGAAATTTCCGCAGTGATTCTTGCTGCTCATCCAGGCGGTTTAAGGCCTTGGTAACCGGATCGATATTCTCCAGCAACCCTTTGAGCGCGTTCTGCTGCTCCTTGATACCTTCGCTGCCCTGTTTCGCAGATTCAGCACCAGCGCGGAACACACTATTCAGGTCATCGGCTTTATCTACAGCACCAGCAGCCGCCTCGCCGAGCCTATCCAGTTCATTGCTGGCTGTTTTCAGGTCAGAAACATCGGCCCGCAAAGTAATCGAGGCGATCTGGTCTGTCATTATTTCGTCTCCTTATGCATTACCTTGAGAGCCTCGCTTTCCATAATTTGAAGGTCAGCCATGCAGGCCGCCGCATCCTCAACCCCGTGTAACTCGAACATCCAGGGGAGAACGTTGTAATCAAGGCCGGTCGCCCCGCTCGCGCCGACTCGCCACTGGGTCGCCAGGGAAGAGAAGATGGTGAAGGACCTCCACACCGAGGGCAGGATCCCCACCTCTTCCTCCACGTCCTCAGGCGTCAAACCAAAAGCGCTCAGTTCCGCGAGCGTCGGACCCGGCGTATACAACGCTGCGGCGACCTGCCTCAGTTTTTTTCGCGGATACCCATCAGCTCTTTGGTGTAGGCCAGACCGATGCTGTCGAACGCGCGCGGGTAGTTCTGAAGAAGGACAATAACGTTGTCGCGGGTGAACTCGTCAGGTAGTGCCCACCCCTCGACAATTTCCATGAGGTAGTCGGCCTGCGGCTCGATAGCAGCCTTTTTACCTTCAGCGGCCTTTTGCAGCTTTTCGTCCATAGAGCGCAGCTCTTCCAGTGTCTTATGGCGGAAGGTGAACGTCAGCTTGCCGTCTTCGGCTCCAGCACGCGGAATGCTCGCGGTCACAGAAAAAGTTGGGTTGGGGTTCAGAGAAAATTTGGTCATTTCGGTTCCTTAGAAAATGAAAAACCCGCCGGAGCGGGCCGAGTATTCGAGTGCGTGATGGGAGGTTAACGGTTGTAAAGCAGGCCACCGGGCTTCAGCGCGTTTTTAATAGCATTGGTGACCGCTTCGTTCATCGCCTGTTGCAGGCCAGCTACTGACGCTGTTTGCGCATCAATATTTGCCTGAAGGGATGCGAACAAATCGCTTTCACGCACAGCATCAATGACGGCCTGCTTCGTTTCATCGCCAAGTGCGATATTTATCTTCGTTTTTGTTACGACGGCGTTCTCGATGATGGATGAAGCGGCTTCATGCACCGTATAGCGTTCGGCCAGAAACTCAACCTTGCTCTGGTCGCCTTCAACACTAAGGCCCATACCAGCTTCGTGCGGTTTACCTTTGTAGGCGACGTTCATTTTAACGCTATAGCTCTTAGACAATACGGCATCGTCGATCTTCGCATCGGTAACGAACACCTGGCCGTTATTAATAATCAGCACCCCGTTCTTTTCGAAAGACCAGCCATCTTTCAGGACTTTGAATGCATCGCTGTTGCGGATTTCATGGTCCAGCGCCTCTACAATTTCTCCGGCATCGACAGAAGAAACACCTTCGATCCAGTCACCGGCTCGCCAATCTCGTGCTGAGCCATCCTCTGCAATTGGACGCAGGCGCACCTGCACTCGCTCACCAGTTTTGAGCCCGGAAATAAGGTATCCGATAGTTGGCCAGTAGAGGCGTTCTTTCACAAGTCGGCCATCGTCATGAAGGCATTGCAGTTCTAGCACCGCGCAGCCACCTGGCCATTTCCATTCGACGTCCACACCAAAAGGTTTGGGAGTGGTTTTTACGTAAGGGACGACTGAAGGTTCTGACATTTTAATTTTCCTTTTAGACGTGAGCCTGTCGCACGGAAAAGCCGCCGAAAGTTAACGGTTTGCCCAGGCTCACAGCTGAAAGACTTTCTTTGATGTGCGCGTGCGATGCGCATAAAAAAGCCCGGCGTACCGGGCCAGATTGGTTAGTTGACCGTGACAGTACACGCAGCCGAGGTGATGGTTTTGCCCGCGGCGTCGGTGACTTCACAGGTGTAAACGCCAGCATCACCGGATGCGACAGATGAAATGTTGAACGTCGATGCGGTTTTGCCAGGAATAGCGGTGCTGCCTTTCTTCCAAACGCAGGTGTAAGGTGCTGAGCCGCCCTTCATTACCACCGCCAGATCCAGTGCAGCGCCTGTAGCAACCGACTTGGTTGACGGCAGGTCAGTCAGGAACGCCAGCGGCGTCACGGATGAATCGGCGATCGGGTAAATCTGCATGTCCGATTCGAAGTTCATACGCGCTTCGTTACTTTCCACGGCGTTGATTTCCGTGCGCGGTACGCGCTGGAACGATACTTTGGCTGAGTAGAAACGATCGGCTTTGCCGCGTGGGTTATGGAACCAGACCGCGGTGGTGTCGCTGGAGTCATCCAGGTCAATGAGGCGTTTGTAGATCGCCAGTTGAGGGTCATGCGCAAAGGTGTAAACCTGAACCACCGCGTTTTTAAACGTTGGGATGGTTCGCGCTTTATCATCTTCCAGGAACTGCACGCTGATGGTCTGCTGGTCACCACCTTCAGTTGACAGTGTCATCACCTGAGGCATGGTGATCCATGAGTCGATTTTACGCAGCGTGCCCGCGCCAGTGCCTGCCGGGAATTTGGTGGTGTCGGTAGTATCGAATGCTTCCAGCACGATTTTATTACTGGTCACCGATTTTACGCGCAGCACCATGTTATCGAGCTTTAACCAGCCGGAACTCACCTGAACTACGTCACCAGCCAGAATGCCGGAGGCCGATGCAACGGTCAGTTCGCATTCCGTCGCGTTAGAGGCTGCGGTAAAGGTGATTGGGGCTTGATAGGCCTTGGCCACGTTCACACGCGAGCCGTTAGGGATTGCGAATGCCATAGCACTCTCCTGAATTTAGGTAATAAAAAACCCGCCATCTGGCGGGTCAGTAGTCAGCGCGGTACTGCATGCTGACGGGGATGGTGTAGGTTATGGAACCACTGGAACCGTTGGGCGCCGAGGTTGGCCGGTCCTGGATGGGTTGTCTCACCTGCGGCGGCCCGTTGATGTAAACCGTCAGATCACCGTCCACCAGCGGCAGTCCTTCAGGGAATGCATCTGCCACCGACTGGGCAAGCCCTCTCGCCTGGCTCACGCCTGAGCCTGCGGGAGTAATGATGTTTACCTGCAAGATCCCCTGATAGGTACGCATCAGACCTTCTATGTCCTGACCTACAGTTTGTGCAGGTAAAACATAAACACGGGCGTATGGCGCATCCGGTGGATCGAATACGATATTCGGCCAGGCGATCGGCAAGCCGAGAGAAGCCGAGATTATGGCTACCCGGCTCTCAAGCAGGTCAGCTATTCGCATGGACTGATCACCGACCATTGCGTACCTCGCTCATTGCCTCTCGGAACAGCTGCGCCGCGTCGATAGCTGTAATGCCCACTATCCCGCCCGGCGCCTGGGTGGAATGACCGTTTTCCAGCGCTGCCGCATATGGCAGGTTATTGGTGAAGTAAATCGAGCTGACCTGGCCCACTCTGAATACCTCAAGCACCGCCATGCCACGGGAATTTGATCCCTGGCCGGAAGCATCTGGTGTATCGTTTGACTGAGTCGGCTGGCTGTCGAAACCCACATACCAGTTGTTCTTGAACCGACCACCGACATAACCCTCAGGCTTTTTGATGTCCATCGAGTCGTTGACGGCTCGCCCGTGCTTCAGGCGTCCGGCTTTAGTGAGATTGGCCGGGTCTTGGCGCAGTGCCGCGTTATGCTCCCGTACCGCCGTGTTGTAAGCCGATGCCGTCTGGTTCACCTGCCAGAGATCGGGATTACCAATCGGTGACATTTCCACCAGCCGACCGAGTATTTTGATACCTGTCCTACGCACCACCTCGTCCATATCCTGCTTTGAGCTATCCACGAATAACTGAATGGCAGCCAGGAACGGCTGATTTACGGAACTGGACATATCAGGTCCTTAGCTGGATGTTATAGGAAATCAGCACATCTGCGGGCTTAACCGGATTCGGCTGAACCACGCGCCACTTTTTGCCGTCGATATCAATGAGGTCGCCAATGCGCACTTCCGTTTCAAACGTGGCCGCCAATTTTTTATCGCCCGTAGCAATTAGTGAACCGTCGATTTCACGCGTGGAGTATTCGGTGATAACGCCGGTAACGGTCGCTGTAATAGGCTCGGTGATAACCTCTTTCCCGTACTGATCGCGGGTGATGGTTCCGCCGCGAGTCAGTTGGTAGGCTTTGCCGTTCTCCGTCAGCAGCCGCGTTGCCGTGGCGCGCATCCGGCGATAGTCGATTGCCATGCTACCCCCTTTCGATCCGGACCTGGTTGCCGCCCACCACAAGCCCGCGCAGCGAGGAATAGAACCAGGGGAATGAAGGAGTGGCCTTATTCGTTCCCGGCTCGTACTGCACAGAGACGGCCCCCTGTACGCTCTCAGCTATGACCGCGCCGCCACCGGAGACCGACGGCGTGAGATCAATCTCCTGCGACTCGATAGCCAGGCGGCATTGGGCATCAATCAGGCGCTGTGGAATAGCATCATCCGGCAGGTCCACGCCATCGAAGCGTACGCCGGAGCGCGGCCAGGATAGAGGCTGAGATGCGCTGTAGCGCTGACCACGCCAGAACCTTCCTTCCAGAAAGTCCATCGACTGCATCAGCATCTGGCTACACTCGCCATCTTCGGCAGGAATGGTGTATCCGCGCGCGGCGGCAAAGACCCGCAGGTCGGACACGCTGGCGTAGCTGTTAAAGTCCGGCGAATGGGGATCGGCAACCAGCATGGTTATTCCTCCAGACGCCAGTCCAGCGCCAGCCAGTTATCCACTTCAGCAGGGTGAACATCAGCGCGCAGCGGACCGCCGGGGAACTCTGGGATATCACGCACCATGACCACCAGCTCAATACCTGGCTGTTCCTGCTGCTGTTCCTGCTGCTGTTCCTGCTGGGCAGGGTTATTATCAGCGGTCTGCTGAGCTGCAAGCTTTTCCGCTTCACGCTGCGCGCGCTGCTCTTTTGTTAATCCGGCCATCGGGCCTCCTGAATAACAAAGGGGCCGAAGCCCCCTGGGTTAACCCATGATGATGGTGGAATGTTCAGGCTGAACGGAGGCCACACCCCACGCCACACCAACCTCGTAACGTACCTGACGGTACTGGCGGTACAGCGCGATCTGGAAGGTAATACCAGAGACCGGATCGGTTACGTTCATCACGTCATCAGCGGTATCGCCGCCTTTTGGCATGGCCGGGGTACGGCAAGCCAGCAGGAATGCGTTACGGTCAAAGGCAACGTTTGGCACGAACTCGCTCAGCACAGTGACAGTCGCCTGATCTGCCAGATCCTGACGCAGGCCAGGTGCGCCGATGGTGATAGTCGAAGAGGTTGCCGCTACGACCATGTACTGGTTGTCATCGCCATCGAACTTCACTGCGGTCCCGGCAGCAATACCACCAGTACCAGCAGAGATAGCAATAATGATGTCGCCCTCTTTCTTCTCGCCATTGACCTTATAGCCCGCCGCCGTGCTTTTCGCGGTGCGCTTGATGTTGGCGGATTCGTGCAGGTTAAAGCCCATCACACGACCAATGATGCCTTCACGCAGCAGCTGATCGGTACCGGCTTCGTTCGCTTTGAACAGTACGGACTGTTTACCACGGATTGACGCCATCGCTTCGCCGCCCAGTACCATGCGCAGGTCAGTGGTTGGTGCGCCGTTATCAGTCAGCACCTGCCGAGCGTTCGCCGCATCAGACAGGTCGTCTTTGACACTGAACGGTGTATCTTTTGGAGCACCAACAGCGCGGGAAGACTTATAAGCCAGCGATGCCAGGTCAGCATCCATTTCGTTGCTCAGTGCGCGGAACGCCTGAGAAAACTGGTCAGCCAGGACAACGTCATAAGTGCCTGATGGTCCGATGGCAAGCTGCTCTTCACCATTCCATTTGACCGGGGCCATTTTGGATTTGGTGATTTTCACGTCCACGGTACCAATGTTCTGATCACCGTCGTTTGGCGCGGTTGCCGCCGGAGTGATATCAACGGTGGTGGTTTTTGGTGCTACCGGTGCGGTCACGGTTTGGTCTTTGGCCGCGGCATCGGCTTTAGCGTTACGGGCCACCGCCGGGATAAAGCCCACCTGCTCACGGGATACGCGGTTCAGTGCCGTGTAGATGGTCGGGATCAGGCCAGTCAAAGTGTTGGACATTTATTTTTCCTTTCGATTAATCAACGATGCTCGTGCCGCCGCCAATCGCAGCCTGTTGTTCAGCTGGTGGCAGGGCGTCAAAAGCAGCGCGTTTCATGGTTTTCTGCCCGGCCTGATGCTGCGACTGGTGAGAACCACCGCCGCTGTTGCCGGACGATTTGAGGATGTAGTCTTTCTGCGGGTGCGACTCGACCAGAGATTCCAGCGCTTCATCGAAGCTGGCCAGCTCGCCGGGTTTGGTGCGGGAGAACACCTTATTGCCCTGGCCGTCGTAAGCCACTACCTTGCCGTCTTCGATTTTGAAGTTCTGCCCGAAGTACGAACGCACGAACTCGCTCGGGATCGCCATCTTCTCGGAGATGAATTTGGAGCCACCGAAGCGCCCGCCAATCATCTCGTCGTACAGTTGGCTTTCCAGTTGCTGAGTTTTTCCGTTCGCTTCGTCCAGCTGCTGCTGGAAGACCTTGGTGATCTCAGCTTTTACCTGGTCGACAGCGCCAGCATCGATCAGCTTCTTCTGGTCGATTTTGGTCATCATCTCCAGGGCTTCGAGCGCCTTGGCCGGGTCACTGATGCCAGAGAATTTCGCGAGGTTGGCTTCCGCCGCTTCCTTAGCTTCACGGTGAGTTTTCGCCTCACCATTCAGGGAGGTGATTTTGGTCATCGCTGCGACCGCATCAAACGGGATCTCTTTGCCATCATCATGGATGTACACAGGCATACCGTTTTCAACGACCACATTTCCGTTAGCATCAAGTTTCAGTTTCATTGTTTTTGCTCCAGCCTTCCGGCCATACGTAATGGGTCATCCGACCCGGGCACCGCGTCGCATCCGCTCAGCGGCAGGCATAAAAAAAGCTGCCCGGAGGCAGCCTGTTAGATAAATTCGATGGTTATGTAACCGCGCAGCTTGCGGGAGTAAATTTCACCCCGCTTTCGCTTGTGGATCCGTAACGGGTGTGGATGAATACAGGCGATACCACGTTTGACATCAGCCCATACACAGCTCTTTATCTCATTGCCATTAACGAACACCCTTCGCCTTCCACGACCATCTCCAACGTAGTGAAAATCTTCGTTACGCATACCCTATTCCTCAAACGCCGACGCATCCACGCGGCGCAGTTCGTCCAGGGTCAGAAACTCCCCGGCATCATTGAACATCTCAGGCACGGTGATTTTGCCGTCACGCAGCATTCGCGCGCGAGTAACGCCCAGCACCTGCTCCTGCCGTGCGTACGGTTGCCTGACGAGCCATTCGGCATAGCTGGTATGCGAAGGCACCTGTCCATCCATCGAAGCGCGTGTGGCGCTGCTCAGTTCGCCAGAGGCTATCTGCAATTCCTCCCACGATTTAGTGATCAGAATTTCGCATGAGCGACAGCAGAAATGAATTTTGCCGGGCCCGCGCAGATATGGGATTGCATGGCCCAGCGGCTTGCCATCGAGCGAGTAGAGTTTGCGGTCGCGGATGATGCACCACTGGCTGGTGTGGGTGTCCAGAGTCGAAGACCACTGTTTCGCCTTCACGATATCGCTGTTGGCTTGGGCGAACTCCTGGCGCGCTGTAGCGGCCACATGGTTCACCGCCGTGCGGGTTACTACCGCAAGGTCTCGACGTGAGGCATTGATAACCCCGTCCTGGCGTTTAAGTTGCGGCGTGCCGGCGACCCGCTTCACAATCTGCTCGACGGTTTCTCCCTGAAGAAATCCTGTGCGTACGGCACTGGTAATTTTTTCCAGCCGATCCGATTCGAGTTTCTTGCCCCACTCTTTCAGCAACCTCCCCTGGAACGGCTGCGCCACCGCAGCAGCATAGACCTGTTCCGGGACAATGCTTTGCAGCGGGACGTGCTTAAGCACCTGACCGGGAATAAGGCTGCTGAACAGGTCAAACTGATACCCGGTCTCATAATCAGCGTAACGCGTCAGTTCGCGCATCAGAGCAGCATTGACCGGTTCGTAGGCCTGCTGGTTTAGATCCCGCACACCAGCCAGTAGCGATGCAAGGCGACGCGCGCTGTAGGTGTCAGCGCGCTTACCCTCCAGCAGTACAAGCAGTCGGGCAGCCAGTTCAGCATCCATCCTGTTAAGCAGCGTCACCATTCGTCGGGCAACGCCCGTACCGTAGCGCGTCACGTAAAGTCCGTGAGCTATGGTCTCGTCCTGCAACCTGTCGTTTACCGAACGAGCCATATCACACCTCGCCAGGTGGCGGTTCAGTTAAAGATGCTGACTCAGCAAGCAACTCGCTCAGAACCACATCGGGATCAGCGTCGGCATCAATCAGGTTGAGTTTTTGCAGGGCTCTGATTGCATCGATACGACGAAGGTCACCGCCCTGGCGCAGCGACTGAATGGCCATCGCCGCTGGTGGATTAAACTCTTTCGACTCGACATCAAGCTCGGTGCGCACATCAACGTTGCCGCCTTCCGCTTCCCCGATGTACTCAGCCATAATTTGCAGGATATTGTCGATCGCATCTTCCAGGCTTGTCGCCATGGTATAGAGCGGTGACTGCTCCTGCATTTTCTCTTCTGAGGTCTGGTCAACCGATTTGGTAGAGGTGTTTTCGGTGCGCAACAGCTTCGCACCCGCCTGTCGCATCTGCTCCACCAGCTCTGCCAGCGACTCTTTGCCGGCACCGATGGAGGAACCTGTGTGCTCGACGTATTCCAGCCCCTGCCTTTGCCGATCGGAGAATGAAGTGGCAGAGGATGAGCCAATCACAAGTTCTTGCCCCTCTTCCAGCCCGAACACCGTGAGCAACGGCACCCGGGCGACATGCAGAATGTTGTCCTGCTCGCTCTGGCTCTGCCAGTGCTTAATGTTCAGCAGGGCCATATTGAGCAATGGAGGTGAACCACACATAAACCCGGTGCGTTTGGTGTAGAGCGTGACCAGAGTGATATCCTGGCGGGATGTCTGCCACTCCTCGAATAGCGCCCAGTTCGCGGCACCGTCAGCATCTTTGGCCTTGCGGTAAATTTCCACCTTTCCGGGTGTCAGGTACCGTATTTGCTCGACCTTGGTCTGCCCGAAGTCGTCGCCGTCTTCGACCACAACCTCTTTGATACGCAGCGCAGTCAGCACCACTTTGCCGTCCACCATTTTCGACTTCCAGCCAATTACCTGGCGTGGATTAAGCATGGTGACATAGGGGCGCGCGCCGGTAGCTTTCTCTTCAGCTTTGGTTTTCACCTTTTCGGTGTCCACCCTGGGATAATCCACCAGCGCGTGGGAGAGTCCATACTGCATCGCCAGACCGAAGAATGCCTGCGCCCATACGTCCAGGCGCGTCCCCTCAAGGTCGAAGTTTTTCGCATACTCTCGAAGCTGATCCGGCACATTCTCGGCAAGCTTAATGGGCTCGGCGAATACACGCCCGATGTTTTGCTTAATGGTCTCTTCGTAGGCTGGCAGAAGCGTGGCCACGGCGAGGCGTTTTTTGTAGTCCTCTTTGTCTTCTTTTGGCCAGCGCGGGAGATAAGACTCTCCAAGCTGTCGCATATAGAGCGTGCCGCCCATCAGGGCATCGTTGATATCCCACGCCTCGACCATGTTCCCATAGTCCAGATTGGGTGTTGAGATGTCAGGCATGGAATTACATCCGTAGTTGAGTGACTTTTCCGGTCGGCTTGATGATCGGGAATTGCTTCACGATGAAATAGCCACCAGCATCGTTGGGGTGATCGTTGTCGGCTGATTTATCCGGTTCGCCGTTTGCCGCCCATACCTGCTGCTCAAGGCTGTCGGTATAGACCGGGCAGCGAGCAACATTCACTTTGTAGCGGCGCTCGCCGTTGCCATTGCAGAACATGGCGTTCATGGAGTTGATGCGATCCTTCACTGGCGGGTTGGCTGCGTTTACCACCACGCTGAATCCGGCCTGTTTGAGCTGCGCAATATCCGTAGCGCTGGCGTTATTCGATTTGCGCGAATCACCAGAGGCATCTGGAAAGATATAAATCTGCCTGGACGACACGTAGCGTCCGCCCTCGTAGCGCCAGAACTCTTCCTGGATACGCTTTATCATGGCCGGCGTGTCATAAACTTTTATCAATTCGCGAACGGCGCGCGGCTCGCCATTCCGAAGGACGTGGACGATGGCTGCCATTTTGCCAACGTTAAAGTCCATGCCGATATACAGCGGCTCGCCTGCCTGTTCTTCATCGGTGCAGTTATTCAGGCGTCGATCGAACTGGTGATAGATAGTGCCGCTGGTCAGGTTGGTGAAGCGCCCCCTCAGATACGCCTTAATCAACTCCGGAGGATAGGAGTTCATCAGCGAAGGGATGTAATCCGCGGGCAGGTTCTTCGCGTTGTCGAACGTACTGGCCTGAATCAGCCCGTACAAAGCAGAAAGCTCAGGTTTTTCACGCACAGCCTTAACGAACTGCTGGTAGACGAATTTGAACCCTTCTGGCGTGGTCGTGACGTCAATACCGTTACGCAGCCCATCAACCTTATAACGCATACGGGCAATGATTTTTCGCCACGCCTGCTGCGCTTTGGCAGCCGCCATAACGTCCAGCTCATCCACCATCGCGTTACCGATTTTAAAGCCGACTATCGAGCCGGGCTTCTCCATCGAGCGGCAGATAGTTGTCCCGCGGTACCGTCGCCCCTCGTAGAAGTGAACCTCTTTGTTCCCCTCGTTGATTTTGACGGTCAGCCCCCAGTCAAAGGCCACCTCTTCAATCGTCGGGTAGAAGATGTCACGAATTTGCGGGTACGTCGGCGCGAAATAACCCTGGTTGATTTTAGGGTGCTCCCACATCCCCTTACAGATGCCGCCACAACCCACCCACGTCTTACCGGAACCGAACCCGGCAACGTAGGCTTTGAATTTGTGCTGCATCGCGAGGAAACGCGCCTGAGGAATGTTAAGTGTCGGGCTGATCCCCATCTTCCGCCCTCGCGTCCACTACGTTGATATTGATCTGCACTGGGGTCGGTTCATCATCATCACCATCACCGGCCAGTTCTTTGCGGAGTTTCTCAACCTCCAACTGCCGGCGGTCGATTTCGATTTGCTGGAGACGCTGAGCGAACTCGCTATCGGCCAGGCCGAGCCGCTTCATTACCGCTTCAAACATTCGCTCACGGCTGATAGCGGTTATCTCGACGCCGTTCTTTCCGACCTTTACGCCGGAGTAAGCGAGTCGCGAGACTGGCGAGAGTTTACGCGTATCAGCGAAGTAAGGCTGGCCGATACCATCGCCGTTGCAGCGTGGGCAGGCAGGGTTAGGCTCACGATTATGGTCATAGCCATAGCCACCAACATCAGCGGGCTCGCGACTTTTCCGCTCAAGCGCTTCGAGTCGTTTCTCTTCGAACTCCACCATATCGCGCCACTGGTACTGGTGACCGAAGCCCCAGCAGTAACGACATGCGCCGCGGCGATACTGCGAAAGCTGGTTTGCATCGAAGGTGGCAAGCTGCCACATCTGCGCGAGGACTTCATCAGCACCGCCAAGCGTGCGCGCAATGGAGGCTTTCTGCTGTTGTGCAATAGCCTGGGCAACTGAAGTTTTCTGAAGGAGTTGATAACCGATTTGTTCAGCGGATTTTTTGCTATAACCCGCCCTGATAGCTGCTTGTGTGGCGTTACCATCCTTTAGGTATTCAGCGACAAAACGTCTTTGCTGTGCCGTTAATCCATCATCATCCACCAGCTCTTCTGCGCTTTGTTCTTTCTGCGCAGTGCGCACTTTTTTCAGCGCAGATTTTTGCGCAGTTTGCGCAGAAGGTTTTTTGATATATCGACGGGCGGTAGCGTAGTTCAGTCCCTGCGCTTCACACCATTCCTTTGGTGATACGCCGGTTGCGGCATGTTCGGACAGGAACCGTTGCTGAAGCTCGCCCCAGTCCGGTTTTGCCATTACTCACTCCAATAAAAAAGCCACAAGCGGATGCCAGTGGCTTGAATAGATGTGGTGGCCTGTGCTGCCACGGCGTGCATTACAAATTACACGGCGGGGATTCACCGAAGCGAATCTGGTTTCAGGCTTGCCCGTTTTTCACGGGACGCTTCTATGGCGCGCAGGTCAGCATCCTGCATTCACCACAATTCGACATTATCACAGGCACTCAGTGAATGCCTGCTGTAATGCCTATCCCTTTTAGTGGATAAAGGTTGTCATCCGCTCGTGCTGGTTGAAGTTGTAAAATTTAAATATGCATTTTGTTTGCATTATTTGAGCAAGATGTTAATGTCCCAAAGCCTTAGAGCAAGAAGCACAAAAACATAACAAAAGATTCAACTCATAATTGCCCCGCACCAGGGGCTTTTTTTATGGTTTTATGAAGATAGCCATTATCAAGCCCACCAGCAGTTGAGCTTTGTAATGGCTACTCAGTCGTCGAGTTGCAATACACCATGCTCCAGCGAATCTGAGTATGCGATCAGCCCAGTGTAAGCGGGAATAATTTCGCCACTATCTGCTTCGAACTCCGGGATTGTCCCGGTGGTGATGGTGTATTGAGGCGCACCGTCTTCTTTTGCGAAAGTAGCAAGGTCTTCAATCTGTTTTGTGGTCAGAACTACTGTCATGCTCATTCCTCAGTTGTTAAAAAGCCCCGCGTGAGCGAGGCTATAGATAAGCTATTTTATTTAGATTATGAAAGCTGATTTGACTAGAATCAGAGACTATTTTTTTGAGACTGCAAGTTTTTTAGCTGCTCTTGCATTTCTATTTTCTTTTGCAAGTCTGATTCGCCGCCGATTTTTGCCCTCAATTTATCTATTTTCATTTGAATGGCAAGTTTATTTTGTTGCCTGATTTGCTCACTGCTTACTTCGTTGATAATTTTTTTTTGGACCGCATTACTTTTTTGCTCTAACTCGGCAATATGCTGTTCAACATCAGCGAAAGCAGACGATGATACGAAAACAAATAGCACACAAAGTATATGTTTCATGAAGTTCACCTATCCATCCTAGATGAAACTATTTTAATAATTTTTCTGCTTTTGTCCTTAAAGTTAGTGTTACATTTGGTTAATTAGTAGGCCATCCCTACTGACTGTCAATGAATGATATAAGGCTCTATTTCTTCAAGCAGTTAGCCTGCCACGCTTTGTTATGCGCCAGGATGTCGCGCTTCGTCTGCTTATCCAGCACATCCCAGTCGTGCGCTGTACCGTAAAGAGGTTTAACCCAGTCGCAAGCGGTGTCCACTACCTCAACCCTTACGGGTCCAGTTGTCCCGCAACTCGCGATCAACATCGTCGCCAGGCATATGGTTAACAGTCTGCTGTACATTACTGGCCTCTTTCGTTGCTTCTACCCGGCGTTCGGCTGCTGTGACCGTTGCCGCTGCGTTATCTTCGGTGCGCTGCTGGTCGGCTTTCGCTTCCGCTTTGCTGGTGCCACGAATATGGCCCAGGCCAAAGGCCCCAGCGATGGCGGAAATCACGAGTGCGGCCAGCCCGATTATTGTCTCGATACTCACATTCACCTCACACCAGAACTGATTTCGCCAGATTAAACAGCGCGCGGCGTTTATCCAGCCCGTTTCTGCCCCCATTGATAAGCAGTGTCACGCGCTCAACGTCACCGGAATGAAGCAGGCAACCGCGGGAGGCATAAAACCATGCGGCTGAGCGCGCGGCGTATTCATCCTGTTCAAGCAGCTCCGGGTGGGTAACAAGGTCCAGTTTCAACGCGTAGCCACAACTGCGATAGTTACTCAGGCCGGTAACCTGTTTCAGCCCGCGACCGCGATATTTCCAGCCATCACCAGCAACCTGATTGCCCAGGTGTTCTTTTCCCCACTCACCACCATATACCAGATTGGCGATCGCTTTCTGGTTTGCTGGTTGCGTTGCCGTTCTGCCAAGTGCGGCGGCCTGCTGCTGTGTGATGCGGTGGCTGCCGAACGTCGGTACCAGGTTGTCAACCGCGTAATTCAGGCTCTCCACCAGCCGGGTAAATCTGGTGCTTTCATGCCCCATCTGGGCAATAAACATCGCCTGATCAAGCGGTGCGGTTATGCCGTATTCCTTCATAGCGGCGTCGATATGCGGAAACCAGCGCGCAGCTAACCCGGCGCTGATACCAGCCGCCTTCTGAAATTGTGCTTTGTCCATTAGTGCCTCAGATGATCAACCAGACGTGCAACGTTGCCTTTGACGGCCACCAGCACTGAAAGGAATATAATATTGGCCGCAATGGTGGCCCATGATGAATGCGGGTAAATCCCACACAGGTACGCCAGCGGTACAGCGCTGTAAGTGACGGTAATCAGCCAGGCTAAACGCGAAATCCATGGCCGATGCCGCGAATCACCACGGCGGTAAAACATCAGAGTAATTACAACTCCGGCGCAGAGCAGCGCGTTGATAGTTGCCGATGGATCATTTAGTACCACCCGAACCTCCCCGGCGCGTTATCAGCGCCACCAGCGAGCCGATGTCCTGTTTATTCAGGAACGTGAGTATTTGAACGGCCAGCGCAGAGACAATCACGGCACCGATGGCATCCAGCGGTTTATCGCTATATTCCGTCCAGGACGCGAGTTTAGAACCAACAAGACCAGAGCCAAGAATGCCGACGATATAGGACACGACGAAGTAGGCCAGCCGGCGCAACACACTCAGGTCAGCTGCTGTCGCGATGTAGAATACGGCGCCTGCAAATGAACCAAAAACAACACCGTAATCAGTTCCGGTTAGAAGCCCGTAAACACTGGCCCCGGTCAAAGCTACACCGGCAAACCCCGTGCCGGAAATCGGATCGGACATCGGTCCCCCTCATTGCTGTGAATCCTCTCAGTTAATTGAGGGGAATAAAAAAAGCCCGCTTTTGGGAAAGCAGGCGAAATGAGTTGAAATAGTGAGTAAGTAAAGGAGTAAGAATATGATTTTCCATGACCTGAACTGTGTCGGGGCAGTTCGATATCGGTTCAGATACACCGACAGACAGAGAAAATCACTTGGCAATATAAGCGTAGCAGCAGTTCCAAAAATGCATAAAAAAAGCCTGTCCAGAGGAACAGGCCAAAGTAAAACAGTCATGGTTAGAGCATGGTGCCGGGTCACTCCCGGAGCCCTTACCCCAGTCAGTAAAGGCGCGCGCATACATGCAGGTGACTGGAACGCCCTTTCGCTTAGAAAGGATTCACCACCCACATAATTTATTTCTCATTCATTCGCGCCGTCAATAATTATCTCAACATAAAAAAAGACCAGCAATGAGATGCTGGTCATGGGTCATGCAGTTGTCTCTGCGAAGCGGGTGTCTCCCCACCCAGTGTTTTATGTATCGAGAGCATTATCGAATGCCAGATTAACTATAGCACCGAAGAAAAAATTCACTCTGTCAAAGGCTATTATGAATGACCTTTTGCACAGTGTTATTTACCACAACGGGAAGCCAGCTCTCCCGAATACTTAGTGTCACGCCTAAGCAGGGCATGAAAGTAGGCTTTCCGTTGCGTTTAAAACGAAAAAAGCCCGCGGTATTAACCGCAGGGCTTAATTGTTTTCTTGCTAGTCGGAACGAATGAACGGATTCCCAGCGTTAGAGTTGATGCTAGCCGAAAATTCCGCAGACCTCAACACCTTTTTTCTCTGATATTTGAGGTTTGTAGAAAAAAACTACATCGTAACGGACTTTAAGGCGCTGTCTGCATAACCTTCCTGCCTGTGGCATTCTTCCACCAGCAATTCAAACAGCGGTTGCAGTTGACCGTAAGCGGTGGTTTTTTTTACATCCCATACGGTGCGGACGCCCTCCAGCACATTGGAAAATTTTAACCGGGCGTAACCTCTCCCCGTGCAACGGTCACACACCTTCATGACCGGCACGCCCTGTTCCTCTGTCTTTTTCTTATCCAGCACCTTCCCTTTCCCGTGGCAGCGACACGCATTGCTGATAACGCCTTTGCCGTTACACGCTTTGCACAGAACGCGCGCTCTCTCCCGAACTGATTTCCACTCCTCCCAGTATGAGGGGTAAACACCCTTTGTAACTTTTGCCCATTTTGGCGGCTTGCCGTCAGGGTATTGGATTTTGTTGGTGAATACCTCGACTTCGGTAAAACCGCTACCATCGCAGCAGTCACATTTGCGAACGCTTGCCGCACTACGGGCGTAATCCTGGTATGCAAAAGCACACATAATTTCGAGAACGCGCTGTCGAACTCTTTCATCGAGTTCTGTAACTGATTTAAAGCGTCGGCATAGGTCCAACGATGCTCCATAAAGCGCCTCCATTGCCCGGTCAGGGCTGCTGATACCAATTTTTGCAAGGTATAAATCGAATCCAAAAGCACACTTGGCGTTTACCAGTCCAAGCGCGGCCATAACATCAGTTCCGGTCAGATTGTCGGTGGCAGTCGCCCTCGAGGAGTCACTGAACATCGGTGATTTTGGCGCGAAATATTTAGCGATAGATTCGAGGTTCATATTGCAACTCCTGCCAACTGGTTAATGCGAATAAAATTACGAAGGATGCGGTAGTCCACCAGCAGCGATCCCGGGCGGCGGTAAATCCGAAGTCGCTGCCAGCGCGCGCGGAGTATCTCAAGCGTTTCTGGCTTCATCTGGCCTCCTCGATGATGATTTGCCCGGTTTCTCCCCAGATTTTGGTAACCCGTCCGTCCCAGACATGGCTATCCTCGTCAAACACTGCATCCAGCAGAGCTTTTTCCAGATTGTCTTTATCCGGCTTTTGTTGATGAGGACGGCCGACATATTGCGCCCGCTTCGTCTTACTCCAGCTCTTTGGCATGGGGATAACGAACGTGACGTGATATCCGGACTCTGGCAGGCGGATGCCCAGCAACCGGACCCGTTCTTTATATGCCCAGTACGCTGCTGTTGCTGGCCGTTTATGCCATCGGTCACGCTGAGTCATTCGGGGCTTGCCAATCGGCGTAATTTCGTAAATTTTCATGCGGGCACCACCAGCCCGCGGCGGGCAACTTCAATCACTGTCAGAACAATCGCGCGGTCCATCAGCTGCCGACGCTCCTCCCTGTTCAGCTTATTCCCGTTATCAATGCTGTCATGACAGCAAACGCAGAGCGCAGCTGTCGCACAGTCATCGGTTTTTAATCCCATGCCTTTCCCTTCGTTTCGGTGTGCCACCTGCGTCCCCCATGCTCCACAAAGAACACAACGCTCGATCTGCCCGACGGCGGCGAGCCATTTTTTGCTGCGATAAATAGCCATGCTCACCCCCATATCCGGTTTTGCCACCGGCGATTTATACGCGGTGGTTTATTACCTTCAGGCAGCCGGGCGCTGACGGTCCAGGTGAGATAATCTGAGTTCAGGTTGCGCTCTACCTTCACGCCGCGGCGCTGGTATTCCGCCATGAGTTCTTCGGCCTGCTGGGTTGTACAATCGGTATGATGGAACCAGGTCTTCTTCATCCCCCTCACCCCGCGAAGCTCATGAGTTGCGCAGCGGCGTTCTCCGCCTCGCGCTGGTCCCTGAATGCTTTGGATAATATCCAGCGCCAGAGGACATCAAGCGCGGCCTTGTACAGCTGCTGGAACTCAATTTCGTCCATGTTGGCGAATGAAATACTGCGTGGGTGCTTCTGAAGTGTGCCATCCGGAAGTTTGATAGCGTCGTAATGCCCGGCCTGAATAGTCACCCAGGCGCGGTATGCATCGAAGGATTTACAGAGGCTGATCCCGTTTGTTACGCGGCGGCTCGCAACCTGCTCAAGATAGTGCTCAGCGGCATCGAGAAGGGCGCCTTCGTTTCCGCCGTAGGAAGCCAGGAATTTAGCGTAGCCGGTAACCAGCTTGCGCTCGTTGGAGGAGATTGCGCCGCCGGTAGGCTCCCAGTATTCGAAGCCCAGATTCAGCAGAGCGAAGAAGCGGCGATGAAACGCAGGATTACGTACCTGTTTGAAGTCGGCCACCAGCACGGCGCCGAGCTTGATTTTTGATTGCAGCAAATCGCTGGTCTCCGGCGTTGCCGGGATCAGGATCCCTGAGGACTGCTTAATGAGTTGTAATTGCGCCATGGTGTTCACTCCTTGGCGCAGCAGGTTAACGGCTGTTCAGACCGTTGATTTCATATTATCAGAAGGCGGTGTTACCCGGTAGCCGAGCAGACGAATAAATTGCATAAAGCCGTTAGGAGTAAATACTTCTTCATCCTCCAGTAAAGGCCTCACAGACACCATACCGTTAACCCGATAGACCAGATGTCTGCCTGATGAAGGAAAGCTGGATATCACGCAACCGTCGGACCGCCTCACAATGTCATACCAGCTATTTTCAGACGGTTGCAAAGATGAATCACTCACATTCTTTTCTCCCTTCGAGCGACATACAGACGCGATTAGAAATTGTCGGCAGCAGCATCAATGGGATTCGCAAATTGCGGTATTCTGAAAATGCGCGCTACCCCTGAGTACACCCTTAATAGAACCAGTCGTCTGCACTTTCCCAGGTTTCCTGAAGGATACCTTCAACCGTCTTCTTCGCTTCCTTTGCCCCACCATAAACGCTTAACCCATCCGAACCAGCACGACGAACAACCAGACTGCAATCCTCGAACTGATTACGGAGCCGTTTTAGCAGTTCTTTTTCCAGCGCTGGCATTGCTCCATCTGGAAGTTTCTTTGTGCGATCAATGGTTAATTCAACTTTCATGGTGGCCTCCTTTGCATATACTGTGTTTTTATACAGTACACCTGCCTGGAAAAATGGTCAACGCAACAAGAGCACAAAATGCTAATTTTATGCCAGTAGGAAAAAATCAAACCCGCCGTAGCGGGTTGAATAATCAGATGATTTTAAGCTGCTATCTCTTTCGACTGGCAAAGTTCAGGCAGATTTGCCCTCACCAGCGCTTCGGCGAATGGCGGAGGAACAGCATTTCCACAACGCGCCACCTGCTTATCCTTTGAGTACTTAACGCCACGGAAATCCTGGTCGATGATGTACCACTCAGGGAATCCCTGCGCCCGGTATAGCTCATGTGGTTGCAGCATGCGCATGCCAATATCGACTATGCGATAAACCACCCCATCCAGCGTCACCAGGCCTGTGCTGTCCGGGCCACAATATTCGCGCAGGAACTCCAGAGCCTGCTGCGCGCGCTGTTCGTCGTACTCGTCTACGGCCAGCATGGTTTTCACCTCCCCCACATGCGTGCCGCCAGCGGTAATTGTCGGCATTGGCTGGTCGGTGCGCTGCCCGTCCCGGCAGGTGCCACGCAGCTTCACCAGATGAGAGGTTACCGCGGCATGGTGATCGACGGTTGTCACAGAGTGCATCGGTTCGTCCATGCCCACGCCAGCGCCCTGGTAATTCCCGCCGTAGTGCTTCGCCAGGAACGCGCTCACAGTGGCGAATTTATTGCCGCCTGCCGTAACGGTACCAAGCGGATTATCCAGTTGCAGCACGCGCGGCTCCTGCCCCGGGCGTTCGCCATAGCCCATCTGAATCAGCGTGGGTACCACCAGCTGTGATTTCCCGCCACCACCAGCAGTGATTGTCGCGCTGGGTTCGTCTGCCCGATGCCCTACGCTGGCGCCGAACTGCCGGACGATAACCGGGGCAACAACGCACGCCCGAGATTGTTTCAGAATTGTATGCGCAGGCTTTTCCAGCGGGCGAGGCTTTGCCTGATATTCACTGCCGCCGTTACCGGCCAGGAAAGGTGTCAACGCGGCTTCGACCATGCCCATTGCATGCCCGTTGCCGCCCGGACGCTTCGAAGTGCCTGCGGTAATCGTCGGCACAGGTTCAGTGACTTCCTGCCCGGTAGCACCCGTGCGGAACTTCGTCAGGTGCGGTACTGCGATTGCGTAGCCATGTTTTTTTGTGATGGTCTGCAAAGGCTCATTCAGGCTCTGGCCTCTGAAACAGTCATAACCCGAACGGGTGCTGGTGTGGTTACACTTCACGATGAACGGCGTCGGATTGTCCAGGACGAAACGCTGAATTCCCCGGGCGATCCGCTTCAGAGTGTTTTCTGCCAGCGGTTTTTTACGGCCAAAAATTGACGGCGCGGCAATCGACCAGTCGATGCATTCAGCAGCTGTTCGCCACGGAGCCAGCTTGCCTGCCTGCACTGCTGGAGATTTCGGATCCCCGTGTGTTGGTTCCGGCCATACAATCGGCTTCCCATCACAACGCATAACCATGAAGAAACGCTTTCTGATCGTCGGGGCACCATAATCACAGGCACGAAGCTCGCGATACTCAACGGCATAGCCCAGGCCTTTTACCAGACGTGCAGCCTCCTCGCTGTCCAACGAAATATTCAGAAATTCACAGCATTCCGCCAGCGCAGGATGATGCGCTGATATGCCAGTGGTCAGCATGCCAATGAATGCCTCAAAAGTTTCGCCAGCGCGGGCAGGATCCGGCCGCATTTCCCCGGCGAGCAGCGGCCCCCATGTTTTGAACTCCTCCACGTTCTCCAGCATCATCACGCGCGGTCGCACCGCCAGCGCCCAACGAATGACGATCCACGCCAGACCGCGAATCTCTTTCTCCACCGGCTTCGAGCCTTTGGCTTTCGAGAAGTGGCGACAGTCCGGGGAGAACCACGCCAGCCCCACCGGGCGGCCAGCGGTCGCCAGCTGAGGGTTTACGTCAAACACGGATTCGCAATAGTGCAGCGTATCGGGGTGGTTGGTGGTGTGCATCGCAACGGCGTTCGGGTCGTGGTTGATCGCAATATCAACACTGCGCCCGATAGCCATTTCAATGCCTGTACTCGCCCCACCGCCGCCGGCAAAGTTATCGACAATAATTTCTCTCACGCGTATTCCTCCATGGCGGCGGCCAGCGAACGGGCAGCAACGACAATTGACGGTACCGGCAACTTCTCAAGCCACATCCGGTTGATGTGATGTTTCAGGCGACGCTGGTGGTGTGCCGGGAGATCCCCGGCGTTTTCAATCTGGCTGTATACCATTCCGACCTCGGCAGGCCAGACGGTATCCTGCACGTCCACCAGCAGGAGGTTTTCCAGCTCGATAATTCGTTTCGTGGCGTACTGCAATTGCGGGTCAAAGTTGTTCTGTGGCTCACCGTCTTTAACGAAGGATATCCAGTGGGTTTTGTCATTTTTCCCGGTACGCTGACCAATGATTGGTTTTACATCCGTCAGCGCCAGAACCTGGCTAACTGGAATCTGAGTTTCGTTCCATTTGAAAATGAGTACACCGTGTGGCCGCAATACTCGGAATGCCTCTTTGAAACCGGCGCGCAGGTCAGAACGCCACGTTTTTTTGTTCAATCGCCCGTATTTTTTACCCATCCAGGCAGCCTCACCAACTCGTTCAAGATGAGGAGGGTCGAACACCACTACGGGGAAGGTGTTATCAGCAAACGGCAGCGCGCGAAAGTCAGCAATGAAATCAGGACTGATAACCAGACGGCGGCCATCGCAAAGCTCATGCTCCTCACAGCGAATGTCGGTAAAGACAGCGCGAGAGTCGCATTTGTTTAACCAGAACATGCGGGAACCGCAGCACATATCGAGTATTATTTTCTCGGACATGTTCACTCTCCTTTTGCGGCAGCGCGGCAGACATTCCAGATTTTCTGTGCCAATAATTTATCGCCAATGTTATGCGCCAGCAGGCTGACAATCTGACCTGCCAGGCCTTTTGGCATTTCCTCCGGCAACATCAGCGCTGGCGGAGCGGTGTAAACAACACTTTCAATCCAGTGCGCGCCATCCTCATTGCAATGGCACTTCGACTCTAATGGCTCGTCCAAACCCTCTGCGCCACACGCGCTACAGGTGAAAAGTTTGCGGCTCCTTGCTTCGAGCGATGCCAACGCCAGTTTCATCGCAGCCAGCGCCATAGTCGCATCTTCGTTTACTGCGCCTGGCGTCGCATCGCGCTCTTCTTCAAGCTCCACGATAGTCTGATTTAGCCATTCTCTTAGGGGCGCATTCATCACTTCAATCCCTCCAGCATTGGTAGCCGGTACACAGGTACCGCTTTGTATTCCTCTCCCGGTGATTCTGCCATTTCGTTGAGGGCGCTAATTTCTGAGACTAAGGCATCCTCGCCATAAGCAACGCAGAACTCATCTAAATGCGCCTCGCCTTCCGAATCAGCTATGGCATACAGGAACGGCTCGGCCTTCAACACTGCCTGCGCAATTTTAGCCAGGCATTTATCCATCTGCGCCAGCTTGCTCTCAGGGAATCCGGCAACCATAGCGAGTCGCATTTCTGTACGCGCAATCAACTGCTCTTTGGTGAATTCTTTGGTAATTGTGCTCATGCAGCCGCCTTGTTGTGCGAAAAACGTTTCAGGTCAAAGTCGATTGTTGCCCGTAGGTCACGGAAGATACCGCAGCGACCGTGGCGAACCAGGCCACCCTGCTCCACCGCTACGCGAAGATATTTCTCCGCCGTGGTCCGGTGCAGGCCGAACATCGCAACGACGTCATTCGTGGTGATGCGCCCCTGCTCCTTCACCAGTTCGATAATCCGGTTGATGATCAGGGCGCGTTCTTTGTCGGTTTTCTTTCTGGCCATCGGTTATTCCCTCCCTGTCAGTTGCTGAACGAGATTTCTGTGGCGACCAATAACACGAACCGCGTCACGCAGTTTGGTCAGTTGCTCCAGCTTGTTTCTGGTGCGGCGGATTTCGCGCGAAATGTCCCGCACCGCTGGTACCGCTTCGACTGCGGCGCGCCCTTCGGTGAACGAGGGGATTTCACTCACGATCTGTTCGACTGGTTTTGCTTCTTCCGGCGCGGCAGGTGCCTCCGGTACCGGTTCTTGCTTAACGGGTTCTGTAACAACAGCAAGGGACCAGGTAACTCCTTTGCCCTTCCCGTTCTTCACCACAACGCCCTGGCGCTCCAGCGCGCGAAGAACAGAGACCATTCCGCGGGCATTACGATTGACGGCCGCAGCCAGCGAAACTGTCGTCATTGCCCCCTGCTCACGCAGCTGCTGTCGGACGACATCAGGATCAACGGGTTCCGGCTCCTCACCTTTCAGACGCGGCGCCGGATGAACAGGTGCCTTTGGCGTTGACTGCTGAGACTGACCTTTCACGGTACCGAGGAACCAGCCGCCGTCTCCAAAATCGCATAACCCCTGCTCACGCTGCTCACGTAACATGGTGAGCGCATCGACCGGGTCGATATCAAGACGGGCAGCAACTTCGCGGTATGTCGCCCGGCCCATTTTTTCCAGTGCCTGAATTACGGTTTCCATGGTTTTTCCTCTGAAATTATTTAACAGGACGCAGATGCGACACGTTTTTTCGATAACTTTCCCAGTCGAAATTCACCCAGACCCCGCCATCCATCTGAAGACGATCCATAACGCGAGCGCCCAGGGTGTTCACCAGTTCGCCGTGGTTCAGATTGGTCAGGATGCCTACCGGACGCATCGAGGAAAGTCGACGGTCAATGACTTGATTGATGATGACCTTCTCGCCACTGGAGCCGCGCTGAATACCGACCTCATCCAGCACCAGGAGATCAACGTTACACAGGTCGTTTAGCAGGGACGATTCGGACTGCCCGTCGTCGTAGCACTCGCGAACACGGAGCATCAGGTCAGGGATGGTCACCACCAGGACGGAATGGCCAGCGCCCAGCAGATAATTACCAATTGCCGCTGCAAGATGGTTCTTACCGGTTCCCGGCGCGCCGCTGAACACAAAGCTTGCGAAGCTGCCGCCGCCGAAGTTCTGCGCGTAGCTTTTTGCCATGCTGTATGCCTGGCGCTGCTCCGGCCCATTCACCTCGTAATTCGCGAACGAGCAACTGCGATGCAGTGCCTGGATGCCGGCACGACCAAAGATTTTTTCTGAGCGGGCACGCTGGTTCATCTTGTCGATTTCGCCGGATCGCTTACGACCTTCGGCTTCCTGCCAGGCCTGCCACTCTGCAACACTGTTGAATTTTGGCTGCACGCTGGCCGGGATAATCTTCTTCAGGCGCTCGAGTGCGCTGCCAGTACCGATTACGTTTTTCATTGATGCCCCCTGAAACCCGGTGGAATTTTGCTGTCAGGCTTGGATATCTGGTTCACATCACGACCAGCCTTACTGCCGCCAAAGGCGAATTTCGGTTTAAACAGACCCTGATAACCATTGGCAATGCTCGCGTTTATAACGGCTACCGGATCGTGGCCTTCATCCAGACACTCTTTCAGCAGGTTGAAAGCCTTGGTCACTGTCATCTCGGTTTTAATGGGCTTACCGGCCTGGCGACGGTATGTGACCCATTCCTCCCAAGACGTCGCATTCAGCCATTCAGGGATCGGCACACTGAGCGGGTCAAACTTACTCTTCCCCTTTGGGGGATTAGAGGGGGTTAGATCTGTATTTATATTTGTCTTTGGAAGAATGTCTTTGGTGTTCCCTGTTTTCAGGGATCCCTTTCCCTGTTTTCGGGGATAACCATCCCCGTTTTCAGGGATGGTTTGACGGTTATTTTCACCATCCCCGTTTTCAGGGGTAACCATCCCTGTTTTCGGGGATAACCATCCCTGTTTTTGGGGGTGGTAATGACTGACTTCAGGGATTGAAATAACCCATGTGACAACTTCAGCAGCCGGGAAAGCCGCTGGGCATCTTGTGCAATTTGGCTTTGTGTAGGCCCACTTATCCAGGTTGGCATTAATCCCAATGTATCTGGTTTGCCCAATGCGCCGCAGGATGATGATGTTCCGATAAGCGAGGCTCAGTACCGCTTCTGAAACGTGCTTCACCTTCAGCGTTGTTTTGTCCGCAATGAGGCTGTTGGCGATCCTGTCAGACTTTTTGGACCAGCCATAGGTCAGACGGACGATAGCGTTCAGAACGCGGAATTCGCGGCCTGATAGCTCGACGATACACAGGGCATCCTGGATCTGGTTGGCTAAACGCAAATAGCCGTTCTCCAGTTCAGCCATGCGACTCTCCTGCTTCCCCTCTTGCGTGGGGAATTTGTAAATTTCAGCGGTGTTTGACATACTGCTCTCCGCAACTACCGGACGTATTTGCACCCGAAAGCCGTTGGTGACCCCTCACCGCGGCTTTCACCTTTTCAGAACAGACCCTGCTGCTTCTCGCGCTTGATGCGCTTTGACTCAAACCGATCTGCCGGCACTGTCTGTTTTTCTGCCCATAACTTCGCGTGACGCAAAACATCATCGAAAATTCTCCCCTTACGACTTGCCTGAGACATTCGCTTGTACATATCGACGGCCTGAAATGCCCCCCCTGCGCGACAGCTGCGGTGAAGCCCTGCCGGATAAGTTCTTCGCGAACGTGCTTTTCAATAAATTCGACATGATTCACTGCACACCTCACATGACGCCCGGGCCCATGACCGCGAGACCACTCAGAACCTGCACCACAGCCTCTCCTGGAAGAAGCGCCAGCAGGTGTTCAATGCCCTCCCTCACCTCTTTCACCAGCTGGTGCTGCGGCGCCCTCAGAATCACCGCGCGTTTCGCTTCGCCGATCTCCTTCTCCATCGCCGCATAACGCGTCATAAAGCAGTCCTGAGGTACCAGGCGACCACGGAACTCAAGCGGTAGAACGGCGATGATCGCAGGCGACAGCAGGCTGATGTTTTTGCGCGCATACTCCGTATCACCATCGAGCCAGCGAAAGAGTTTCTGACGCTTACGGCTCAGGTCTTCGGGAAATTCCAGCCCGGCGCCGCCCTGTCGCTCCCACTCCTCAACGATGATCCCGGCAACGACATCCTGGTTATCCAGTGACGCGGCCCAGGCACGAACGGCATCGCGGATCTGTTCGTGTTTATCCGCCGGGCCTGGCTGATTGCGATTTATCATCGCTGCGGGTGGAAACCCGGTATTTTGTTGAAATGAAATTGAATGCACGGTTATGCCCTCGCTTCCTGCGCCGGTAATCCATCCGTTGGGTTGAGGTACAAATCAGGGCGTAACTCATGTGGAGTTACACCTGTAGCATTGAAAATAGGAATGACACGGTTAGCCGGTACGACTCCATTATCACGGTGACGCCAATGGCTGACCGTCATTGAAGATACATCGAGCTTTTCTGCTAAACGGGTTGCGCCCCCTGCAATGCTTATTGCTTTATCAAGTGCTTTCATATTTGGCTCCAAGTAATAACAAACCAAATTAAACATTATGTTTATACACAAGTCAACATTATGAATGTTGAGGCGATAAACTTTTAGTTTAGAATCTTGATATATGAGAAAAAACACACACCAAACAGATAACCCGCAGGTTCGGCGGTTAAATGAGATCATCGAGAAGAAGCGCATATCCAAAGCGGATATAGCGAGGATCTGTGGTGTGAGCGCACAATCAGTCAACAACTGGTTTGTCAGAGGTGCGATAGGAAAAAGCTCAGCAATAAAACTTGCCGATGCGTTGGGTGTAAGTCTTGAGTGGGTTCTAGGTCAGGACGTGGATGCTAAGGACGGTTTGAGACACGACGAACGGAGACTATTGGAACTCTATAATCAACTACCAAACGAAGAAGAGCAGCAGAACATGTTGCGGATCGTATCTCTGCGTCTGAAGGAACTCGACGAGTTGTACGCCAAGTACATGGGGCGGCGGATTAAGGGTGATACGGATTAAAATACAAAGAGCGTAAAAAATATCCTTTTTAATGATGGAATTAAAAGCGCCTTTGTCATTTTTTAATGTAAAATAAAGGAACGATCATGGTGCTTGAGAATACAAAGGATAGCCAATTCATGCCAAAATCAATATGCTTTTTTAACCATAAAGGCGGAGTAAGTAAAACTACAACAACCTTCAATCTTGGGTGGGCTCTTGCACACGAAGGAAAAAGAGTATTAATGGTTGACCTCGACTCCCAATGTAACCTTACAGGAATGGTTCTTGGTTATGAAAAAATTGATGATGGCTTAGATTCATTTTATTCAAGTCGAGATAATCTAACGCTAGGACCGATTGTTGAATACTTAATCAACGGGGGGCAGCCTGAGTCATATCTAGAAAAGGAAACGGGAAAATTACACCCCACTTTGCATGAGAATCTCTTGCTTTTGCCTGGGCACCTTGATGTTTCAGATTTAGATTCTCAGATCAGTGTTTCACTGAAAATTGCAGCGGGCATTCCCGCCACCAGAAATATCCCCGGCAACTTACCAAAAATTTTACAACTTATTGCTGCCAATAATAATATTGACTACATACTTTATGACTTAAGTCCAAATGTTGGTGGGCTGAATGAAGTTGTTCTCATGTCTAGTGACTATTTTATTGTTCCTGTTGCGCCAGATTTTTTTTGTTGGCAAGCTATACGTTCACTTTCAAAAAACATTCCTCGCTGGCATAAAGAATTGGCATTATTCAAAGAGACTAATGATGGAAACTCTTCACAGTCTATCAAAAATGCGCCGCAGTTTTTAGGTATGATTCAGCAGCGATATAGACCACGAAAAGGTGCGCCCGTTAAGTCTTTCGAGAAGTGGATGACAGCCATACGCGACGCTGTAGATACCATCCTGGTTCCGAATTTAGAAAAAATAAATTGCATAATCCCACGAAGCGAAGTGCAACATGCTATAGATAAAACAACAATCAGTGGTGATTTATCCGCCTATGACCTTGCTCATATATCTGATTTCAACTCCTTGATTGCAATAAGCCAGCAACTCGCCACACCTGTTTTCTCGATTAGTGACCAACAAATACGTGAATCAGGACAGTTTGGTCACGCATTAAGCACAATGAAATCAAGTCGTGATGCTTTTGATGAACAATTCAAGGGACTTGCTCAAAGAGTTCTTGATCTAACAAAGTAACACTCATCTCCCGGCCACCGCGCCGGGTTTTTTTATTGCCCTACTCTTCCAGCAACTTCACCGCCAATTCCATAACCTGAATCTGGTCAGCATCCCACTTACTCAGCCCCTTCGATATCTCCGTTCGTATCACGTCAGCTATAGCCACTCTTTTGGTTTCATGCCCTTCAGCCACCATCGCAAACACAACATCACCCACAATCCGGCACATTTCCTGATAGCGCAACTGCGCGGCTTCTTCGTAGTCCATATCCATAGTCCTCTCTGGTGTTTTTATAACCATACATTAGACCTAAAAACATACTACCTGCCCCAACCCGCGCGTCAAAATAAACTTTTTGTTTATATAAAATCACTCATATTGTTGACATGCAAATAAACATTGTGTTTAATTATTCCATCAACACGACCACCCAGGCAGGACGCCCACGAAGTAGCCGCACCAGGCGTATGAAGATGGTGATGAGGTGGATGAGTTAACGCGCAGCAGGTATCAAACGTTCCGCTGGCCGGCGACAAGGCAAACGAGGAAGACATGGCTAAGAGGTTTACCGTAGTGATCTCCGGCAGTAATGGATATCGAACATATCAGGTTAAAGCGAATGACTGGAAAGAGGCGGACCAGATCGCCATTAATCTCCATCGGAGCAAAGAACCGGATGAGCCGGAGTATGAAATTGGCGTCGCTGCCGTAATAGCAGGCTGGCCAAAGGTCTGGTAAGGGGGAAACATGATTGATTTAGCACGCAAACCAGCACAGCAGCAGGCAGTTCGCCTCAACTGGATTACAGTCAGAATCCGCCAGCTCTGTTACTTACTGGCTCAAAAGGGTACTCCGTAATGAACACTTTATTCGCACTGGTTCTGACTGTTATCTCCCTCAACGGTGAATCGCAGGATGTCGTAATCGATGTTTATGACAACCAGCAACAGTGCCAGGCAGCTGCTGTTGAGCAAAACGTGAATGGTGAGTGCTGGCCTGTCGAAGGAATTATTCGTAACGGCGAGATCCCGACAAGCCTGTAAGGAGCGGAAATGAAGAAAGAATGCGGATACTGCCGCAAGCCTTTTGAAGCGGGGAAAGAAGTTAAACGTACCTTGCTTTATTTTTGTGGCAATAATCTTGCCCGTAAAGAAAAAGAGTATTGCTCAAAACAGTGTGCTGAAAAAGACCAGATGGCACACGAAGCGTAATTAGCAGCCCTGTAATTTGAAATAAAAATTCGCCATTTATTTGGCGTGGATTCTTACACCCTGAATAAACCAAAAGGAACATTTTATGGAAATCGTAAAAGTCGAATTAAATCTGAAAGCAATTAACAAAAGCATCGCTTTATTCAACTGCGACAAGAAAGTATCTGGCCTGATTCATACCACTGAAAACGGTGAAACCACCGTCGTACTTGATGGGGGTTATGTTCTTGACTCGTTCGACTGTCCGCACTGCGCTATCGAGGCTATCAGCCTGTTGGCCGTGAAAATTAACGATGGTGAAAGGAGCGGGCACGGCAGCTATCGCCAGCACAAGCGCAACTTCATGGAGCGTGCATTCATCACTGTCCATTAAAAAGCCCACCGAAGTGGGCCTGCCTGTCCGGTCTCACCGACCAAAGCGAACCGGACATCCCCAGGTAAATACGAGGTGTCTTTCAGGCACCTCCAGTCTACACGATAAGAGGATTATGTGTCATGACTAACACGAACCCAGTATTTCTTGTTCGAAGAGCAAAAAAACAGTCTGGTCAGCCTGATGCAGTTTTATGGTGCAGCGAAGACTTTGAAACCGCTAATGCTACCCTGGATTATTTACTGCTTAAGTCCGGCCGCAAATTTAAAGACTATTACAAAGCGGTCGCAACTAATTTCCCTGTTGTTAACGAACTTCCACCGGAAGGAGAAATCAGTTTTACCTTCTGTGATTATTATCAGCTCGATAAAGGCAAAATGAACTGGGAGCAGATCCCTGGGGTTTCTCTGCCCGAGCATCCTGCAACACAAAAAGCGGAAATGGCCGAAGCCACGGTCGTTAATGGCGTTGACGCGTCTACTGGTGAAATCGTCGACGAACAGGCTTTTAACGAGGCTGATGCAGTTCCTCCGACCAATTCTGATCTGAAGATTGACGATGGCGACGACGAAAACACGCGCTACCCAATCGTGCAGATGTCGTTCCGTATGCAGTTGCTGTCGCAGCTTACGTCGGATGAACTTCGCTACCATCTCACGCAGGCGGAATATCAGGAAATAAGCACGCTGGAAATGGACACTGATAACGGGTACGTCCAGAACCTGCTGCTGGCAGCCGCAAGCGTAGAAAAGATCCAGACTCTGGATATGCCATTTCTGTGGAAATACACCAGAGCCGTCAGAGACGTTTTCGATATGGAGAAACGTCACGAGCTATCTCTGGTTTTGAAGTTCACGCAAGTTTGGGCAGAAACGTCACATCTCGATCGCGGAATTTTGACAAAAGAATGGGCCAAAGGTAACCGCATCAGCGCTGTGCAGCGTACTGACTCAGGTACTAATGCCGACGGCGGCTATGTTACCGACCGCGGCGAAGGTGCACACCATACGCTTGACACTCTCGATCTGGAGATCGCTTGCGCCCTACTGCCGATGGATTTCAACCCACACGAAATACCAGGCAGCGTGCTGCGCCGCGCGAAGGAAATCGTCGCTAAAAAAGAGGAACCATGGAAATCGTGGAGCAACATCCTGCGCAATCAACCGGGGGTACTGGCGGTAAACCGCACAGCAATCTTCAATCTCGTGCGTATCGCTCCTGAGAACATCCACAAGACGCCAGCTGCTCATCTGGAATTTGTTAACCGGACAATGACCACAAATTTCAATTCCACAACCGAGTTAATGCCGCTGCCTTCTGCCGCCCCAGTTATTTCACGTGAAGACGTGGACAAGCAGCTGGCAGCCGAACGTGGAGAATTTGTCGAGGGTATTAGCGACCCAACAGATCCGAAATGGGAAACAACCCACCGTATGGCCACCACTACTCACGAAGAGAATTTACAACGGATTCGTGAAGAAGGTGCGCGCCGCCGCGCTGAGGAAGTGAAAGAGCAGCCGGAAATCACAAGTATGGGCAACGGCATGTTTTCCATTGAAGGCCTGCTCAACCAGAGCGCCTCAAATGAAGTCGTAAAAACGGAAAACGCAGCGGAGACCACCAGCGATGTGCAGATGGAAACGACTCAGCCAGAGAAAGTCGAAAATACTGATCCGGTACAACCAGGCGAAGGCGCTGATGCAGCTGATACGCAAGCAGTTACCGTAGCTCCGGCAGAGATACTGGCCGCAGCCGCACCAAGCCTCACTAACCAGGAGCAGGCTGGTGTTCACCAAAAAACAGATTCTGTCAGCCATGAAAGGCCAGAACCTGCTCAAAGCGAACCAAAATCGGCACAAAACGAACCAGAAGTGCATCAGGAAGAACCAGCTGTTGAATATCCTACTTATTTCGAGCCAGGCCGCTATGAAGGTCTTCCGAACGAGGTTTACCACGCCGCCAACGGCATCAGCTCAACTCAGGTGAAAGATGCGCGCGTATCGCTGATGTACTTCAATGCGCGCCACGTTGAGAAAACCATCGTCAAAGAGCGTTCCGCAGTGCTGGACATGGGCAACTTAGTGCATGCGCTGGCGTTGCAGCCTGAACAGCTGGATGCAGAGTTCAGCATTGAACCGGTTATCCCTGAAGGCGCATTCACCACCACGGCGACACTGCGCAGCTTTATCGATGAGCACAACGCCAGCCTGCCGGCGCTGCTGTCTGCCGACGACATCAAGGTGTTACTGGAAGAGTACAACGCCACCCTGCCCGTTCAGGTGCCGCTGGGCGCTAGCCTGGAAGAAACAGCGCAGAACTATATGACGCTGCCAGCTAACTTCCAGCGTATCGATGCAGACCAGAAGCAGACGGCAACGGCAATGAAAGCCTGCATCAAAGAGTACAACGCCACCCTGCCGACGCCGGTTAAAACTAGCGGCAGCCGTGACGCGCTGCTCGAGCAGTTAGCGATCATCAACCCTGACATGGTGGCGCAGGAAGCGCAGAAGCCACAGCTGCTGAAAGTATCTGGCACTAAGGCCGATCTGATTCAGGCCGTGAAGACAGTCAAACCAGATGCCGTGTTTGCCGACGAGCTGCTGGATGCCTGGCGCGATAACCCGGAGGGGAAAGTTCTGGTCACCCGCCAGCAGCTGAGCACCGCATTGAATATTCAAAAAGCGCTTCTGGCTCACCCGACCGCCAGCATGCTGCTGACCCACCCGAGCCGTGCCGTCGAGGTGAGTTACTTCGGCTTTGACGAGGAGACGGGCCTGGAAGTTCGTGTGCGCCCGGACCTCGAGATCGACCTGGACGGAGTGCGTATCGGCGCAGATCTGAAAACTATCAGCATGTGGAACGTAAAGCAGGAAAGCCTGCGCGCCAGACTGCACCGGGAAATCATTGACCGCGACTATCACCTGAGCGCAGCCATGTACTGCGAAACCGCGGCGCTGGACCAGTTCTTCTGGATTTTCGTCAACAAAGACGAGAACTACCACTGGATCGCCATCATCGAGGCATCCGCAGACCTGCTGGAACTGGGCATGCTCGAGTACCGAAAAGCGATGCGCGCTATAGCAACCGGCTTCGACACAGGGGAATGGCCAGCGCCAATCATCGACGATTACACCGACGAACTGAACGACTTCGACCTGCGCCGCCTTGAAGCGCTGCGTACTCAGGCATAAGGGGAATGATGATGGAAAACATGAATATCGTAACTGCTGAGCAGCAGGCTCCAAACACTATCTCTGCCAGCAACTCAATTTTCAACGTTCAGGCACTGGGTCAGTTGCAGGCTTTCGCCGGGCTGATGGCCCAGTCTGTCGTTACAGTACCGGCACACTTGGCAGGAAAGCCTGCGGATTGCATGGCGATTGTTATGCAAGCCATGCAGTGGGGCATGAACCCTTACGCGGTGGCGCAAAAAACTCACCTGGTCAACGGCCAGTTGGGTTACGAAGCGCAGCTTGTTAACGCCGTAATTACCAGTTCCAGTGCCATTCATGGCCGTTTTCATTATCGCTACGGCGGCGACTGGGAACGTTGCACCAAAACCAAAGAAGTGACCCGTGAAAAAATGGGTAAGAACGGTAAGTACACTGTTGCCGAACGCGTTCGCGACTGGACTGATGAAGACGAAGAAGGCCTCTATGTTCAAGTCGGAGCAATTCTTCGTGGTGAAAGTGAAATCACCTGGGATAAACCTCTTTACCTGTCGCAGGTAGTTACTCGAAATTCGCCGCTGTGGGTTTCAAAGCCCGACCAGCAAATAGCCTACCTCGGCGTGAAATATTGGGCGCGCTTGTACTGCCCGCACGTGATCCTAGGCGTTTACACGCCTGATGAGATTGAGCAGCCCACCGAAAGGGAAATTAACCCGGCACCGGTTCAGAAAATGAGCCTGGCTGATATCAAAGGTGAAAATGTAGTAAACACGCAGGATCCTCAGGAGCCATCTGTAAATATCGACACCCTGGCCCAGGATTTCCGCGACCGCATTGAGGCCGCTCAGGATGTGGATAGCGCCAAAGCGCTGCGTGCCGACATCGAAACCGCGAAAGCTACGCTGGGATCCGCACTGTTCACCGAGCTGAAAAACAAAGCCGTGAAGCGTTACTACCTGGTGGATGCACGCAACAAGGTTGAGGCGGCTATCAACTCCCTACCTTCTCCGGAAGAACCGGACGCGACAGAGCGGTTCGCGGAAGCCGAGCGCGTGCTGGCATCTTCAAAGCGTCACCTGGGCGACGAGCTGCACGATCAGTTCAGCATCACCCTGGCGGATATGAAACCGGAATACGTGGCCTAAGGGAGGCGGGAGGGTCCGCCCTCCCGGTAACGATATGCAACTGATTAACCGAAGCAAACAATCGCCACTTGCACGCCGGGCATGTGAGGCAGCACTGGCGAAGCATGTGGAAATTTACGGTGAATTCGGAAAGCAAAAGACCAAGACCACTTACACCGTAGTGGTGGATGGAATAAAGGTCACCGTGGAAGTTGTTAACCGCCAGGCCAGCTACGTTGCGACAGCCATGAATGGTGCGCGCCGGCTGCGTAATCTTCCCGGGCAAGTGTCCTGATAAAGCATTATCAAACGGCCCTGACTGGGGCCCTTGGAGAACAAAGATGAGCAAAGCAACCAATAAATTTGAGCTGATGAGCACCAAAGACATCTGCGGGCAGCTGTGTATTTCATCACGTACGCTCGAACGCTACAGGAAAAGAGCCCCAAACGAGAACCCTTTTCCTGAGCCAGATTGCGCTTACATGGGTGGACCCAATAAATGGCTCAGAACCAAAGTCACCGCCTGGCAGATTAAAGAGATGTCACGATCAACTCGTAAGCCGATGTCTCACCTGAACCTAACCCGTGATGATAAAGGCCGTCTCACCCGACCTGACGCGGCGTGA